AACTCTAAAGTCCATGGGTATTTTATCTTGTTTAGTTTTGTAAAAAGGTAACGATCGACGTTGTGCTAACCATTGATCAACAACTTCAGGGGGCATAGCATTATCAAATACCATGCTTTTATACCCCCTAACATCTGTAAATGTAGCGATGGGTTCATGCATTAGAGCGTTTTACCGACTGCCTCTAAAATAGTTTCTAGCTCATCAAACTTGTCAAACTCTTCTTGGAACTTAGCCTTATGAGCAACTTTGATTGCTTTCATGAGGACACCTGGTTTGAGCTCCATCTCTTCAGCGATAGCCTTTACAGTTTCCCTAAGACCTTCGTTGAGAGCATCCACTTCAAACAATACTTGATCACCTTCTTGAATAAGTTTTTTAAGTCGACCGACTTCTTCTGCGTTAAATGTTTTATTAAATGCCATAATATTTTTCCTTCACCTATATTTATTGTAGGAAAACTAGTATAACAGATTTTACTGGTTTGTCAAGTTATAATTGAAATTTATTTTGAGCGGTTGCTCTGGGTTGGTTGGGGTCTCTGGTAAGTTTAATGTAAACTCACCTTTCATTGCTGGAAATGGTTCAAATGCTATTGCTTCTAATACTGCTCTATCTGTAACACGATTACCATTTGAGTCGTGTGCTACAAACTCAGATCCTATATAGGATACTTTAACTAACATTATACTTCTACTGAAGCCTCAAATGTAAACTGGACATCATCAAATTCTTCAAAAAGTTGTTTTGATATAGCATCGCCTTCGTCAGCATCAATTTCTTCATCGAGGACAATTTCGTAAATCCATATTGGACCGGCATCGTCCTCTGACTCATATCCTATAACATCTATACCTACTTGGTCTTTTTCTTCGTCGTAGGCTGTGATTAATTTAGTAGCCACTACACTTTGCACAATATCAAAATAG